TCCTCGCTTGCGCGGTACGCGCTGTTCCGAAGCGCATACGACACGCGGTTCCATGCCATGACGGCGCTTTCCTCGGTGGTCTGCGGCTGCGTCAGCTCGACGACGCCGCGACGAAGTTCCGCAATGCTCGGCGGGTATGCGCTTTTCGATGCGTGAAGCGACAGGGAAGCGGAAACCGCCTTTTTCGGAAGGTCGGAAAGCATTGATAACCATACGTCGATCATGCGACCGTCGGCGTTTGCGAACGTCTGGTCGCGCGGGTAAAGCATGGCGACCGCGCCGAACAATTCAATAACCTCCTGTCGGTTCATGCCGTCGTACCTCCTCGTCATAAAGCCGTCGAAGATTGTCGAGGCGCCCGGGCTTCTCTTTGGGTGGAGATTCCCACAGGCGCTTTGATAGCCAGTTTGCCGGATATGGGATGAATTGCGGCTCTTTCCATTGGTCCGATTGTTTCCACTTTTCAAGCGCGGAAAGAATGATCTGCACCGTTCCTTCGTCCGGTTTGATCTTTTCCCACGCTGCGCGTGCGCCGTCTTCGTCTATCTGCCGGGGATATTGAGCATAGAAATCTACAAAGCCGGGCGGTGATAACACGCATATACTCTCTTCCTCGTCTTCTTCTTTGTCCTCGTCTTCTTCGTATTCCTCGTCTTTGTCCTTTTCTTCTTCGTATTCCTCGTCTTTTTCTTTTTCTTCTTCTTTGCTTCGTTTTGCTTCGATTTGAAGCATTTGCTTCGCTTTTGAAGCATTTGCTTCGCTCGTTTTAGATTTCTCTCTGCGAGACTTGCCGCTTGCTACCCCTCCTTTGTGCCCGGCTTTTGATCTTCCGTCGCTTGTGTTGCCGCATTTCACAGAATCGCGCTTGACTTCGTTACACCACAACATATATAAAATCCTTTCTTCACTTTGAATGGGTTTTTCTTCTATGTTGCTTCCATCTTCCTCATAATGTGCCGAGAAATAGAGAATTGCTTTGAATAGTCTTCCGGCAGCTTCCGCAGAAAGGAGCTGCACCATGGGTTCCTGATCGTGAAAGCATTTCCAGTATAACCTTGCCATTCTTACGCCCTCCCGATATACGCGCTTACGCAGGCGGGCGGCTGCTGCCCCATCTGTGCATAGTACGCGGCGATAACGTGCGCCGTTTCGTCGTTCAGTTCAAAGAGCCACGCCACAAGCGACGGCTTCCACGGGTTGACGGTCTCCCGCCCCTCGAAGCCGAGCCGCATCAATTCAGCGGCAAGCAGCGGACGGGTACAGATATAGTCGTTTTGCTGTTCCATCTCAATGATTCCTTTCTTTTGGTGCTATGAAAGCCGCCCGCCGTCAAGCGATCTCGCTTCCGAGCCGGTTCAGCAGTTCCACAAGCCGGTCGTAGTTTATGAGCGTCTTGTTTCCCGTTTTGATCGCCGGAAGCTTACCCAGGCGCGCCATACGACGCAAGCAGCATTCCGGCAGAATGCCGGTCTTTGCCACCTCTCGAATTGTCATAAAGCGCGGCATTCTCTCCACGTCAGCACGCCTCCTTTTGCAGCTTTTCGATGATCCCGAAGATCTCCGCTTTCTTTTCGTCGCTCAATTCCTTACGCAGCATACGGGAAAAGCTGGTGTCCATTATGCCGAGTTCGTCGGCGATTTGCCACAGCTTCACGCCTGCGTTTTGTGCTGCCCGTCGAATGTCTTGATTCTTCATGGTACAATCTCCTTTTGCAATATTGTTGTTGACAAGTCTTGCTTGCTCTGCTATTATAATAGCAAGTTTACAACAACAACGCAAGTGATTTATGCACAAAGTTGTAAAGTGCAACCAACGCTTGCGTTTTGGGAGGTTTTCACATGAAAGGCAAGGAAAGCGGACAATATGGGAAAGATTTTCCGGCGAGGTTGCGTTTGCTTTTGGACGAAAGCGGAACAAACCAAAACAAGCTCGCCGAAGCAATCGGAAAAACGCGGCAAACGGTAAGTCTTTACTGCGGCGGGCAGGCAAAGCCGGATATTGACGCGCTGCTTATCATAGCGACGTTTTTCGACGTCACTACGGATTGGCTTCTTGGCGTTCCGGGAGCGCCTATGCGTGAAGATAAAGGAAAACGCGCTTTGATGGGTACTTGCGGAATGAACGAGGACGCCGCGGGTGGCTTGCTTGATCTGTGGCGGATGGATTATCAAAACGTAATGAATGCGCTGTTTACGTCCCCACAGTTGATCGACGCCGCAAATATGCTTGATAAAGCGATACGCCTTGCGCTCATAGCGGACGCCGACACAAATGCTTTTCAAGTGGTTCCACAGACGGACGGCTCGCTCCTGGCTGCGTTGATTCAGCCGGAGCCATTGACGGCGAAAGACCTTGTTTCCGTTTACGTTACGCGCGCTTTTGGTATGCTGCAATCCGATTTTTTCAACAAAACGGACGAGTTGTTCAAGGTAAAATGCATTGTAAAGACGGCGGAGGAATTGGCAAACGATGGCGACGATAACCCCACGGAAGAATAAAGACGGCGCGCTGATCTCCTATGCGATCCGCGCCTATGTCGGACGGAACGCGGACGGGAAGCAGCTTTTTGAGAATACGACCTTCCCCGTCGATCCAAAATGGAAGGAAGCCACCGCCCGCAAGAAAGCCGAAGCGTATGCGGCGACGTTTGAGCGCGATATACGAAACGGCGTCCTCTCGAACGAAAACCGCACCTTCGAGAACTACGCGCAATATGTGATCCGGCTGAAAGAAACGACTGGGACGTGCAAGCGCACCACGCTCGACAATTACCGTATGATACTGCGTAAAATCGCCCCTATTATCGGTTATGTCAAACTTAAGGAATTACGCCCCGACCACCTCAACCGGCTTTATATGGGGCTTACGGGCGGCGAAATCACCGGCAAGAAGCTGCAACCGAAGTCTATTCAAAACATTCACGGGTTTATCTCAGCGGTTTTGGAACAGGCAGACCGCGACGGCATTGTCGCGCGGAACGTCGCGCACCGTGCAATCCCGCCGAAGATTCCCGCCCGCGATCCCGAAACGCTGGAGGTCAACCAGGTCGAAACGCTGATTTCCATGCTCGAAGGTGAGCCGATGCGATGGCGGGCAGCGGTGCTTCTCTTGATCTATACGGGAATGCGGCGCGGCGAATTGTTCGGGCTGAAATGGGATAAGATTGATCTTCGCGCCGGTACGGTCGAAATCTGCAATACCCTTTTGCGGAGCCGTGAAACGCACGAATTGTACGAGGACACGCCCAAAACGAAGATGTCAAATCGGATCGTGCGTATCCCGTCCGATTTGGTATCATTTTTGAAACAGTATCGGGCATGGCAAAAGGAAGAACGCTTGCGGCTCGGTGAATACTACCGGGACCACGGCTGGGTGTTCGCAAAGGACAACGGCGATCCGATGCACCCCGACAGCTTGACAAACTACTGCGTGAAGCTGTCAAAACGGCTCGGCTTCCACGTTCACCCGCATCTGTTCCGGCACACGCAGGCAAGTATACTGATTGCAAACGGCGTCCCGATCACCGCCGTATCAAAGCGGCTCGGTCATTCGCAGACCAGTACCACGATGAACGTATACGCCCACGCATTGAAGAACGCCGACGAGGAGAACGTGAAGGTGTTGGAAACGGTGCTTTCGCATCGAAATTGACCGTTTTTTGAATAGTTGTGACACTTTTGTGATATTATCGCCGGTTTTCAGCCAAATACCAAAACACGAAAAAGCCCTATCCGTGGGCTTTTTTCGTGCTTTTTGGTGTGGTGCGATTGGCGGGATTTGAATGGGTGTTCGAGCGTGTTATGCCTTGTTGTATCGTGTTAATAAGTGCCCTATTTTAGGGCGTTTCCGGTTTCTCTCGTTCATATCGTTTCATAGATTTCTGCAAATTTTTATATATTTGTGACATTTTTGTGATACTCAAAACGCCCCTTTCCACTCGAACGCCGACGCCTGCGGATTGCCGCCCGTCGCCGTGCTCTGTGCGCTTCTCTGCCGGTTTCCCTGCCCGTTCGTGCAATTCTGCGCCATAGGGCAAAAGGGCAGATTTGGGCGTTTCAGCGCGTCATGCGGGTTCAAGGGCTTCCCTCGCATTACGGCTTCGAGCGGCGCGGGCGGCGCAATGTCCGCTTTGCTCTGCAACGTCTATTGTATATTATATATTTTCGGAGCGACAGGGAAAAGAAAAAGACGGGACGCCGCCCGCCATGTATCGAATCACTTGAAATCGGATATGTCCAACGATAACGCTTTGCAGATCGTGTAGAAATCGGCAAATTGCAGCTTCCTACCGGCAAAGTATCCTTTCAACCGCGCTTCCGGTATGCCGGTACGGGCCGCAAGCATTTCGACGCTCATGCGCTGCGCGCACATTCGCTTTTTGATGGTGTCGATTGCGCTCATTCGCTCACCTCCCCGCCCTTCATTCTTCTTCGCATCCTTGCAGCGCCGAGCATATACGCATACACAAGCGCCTCCCTTAACGACTTTGTACACGCATGATTGTAAAGCGCCTCGCATTCATCAAACTTGAATCCATATCCGCGTTTTCCAAATGGGGGCTTTTGTCACTTCTATGTAATGCTCTATGCTTTCTGTGGTCACAACCTTTTTCATGCGCTTACCTCCCCTATGCGGCTGCCGAAACGAGACGCCGGAACGCTTCGATCATATCCGCAATGGCTTCACGTTCTCTCTGTTCATCGGTTGCCGCCCACATATTTGCGTTCCTGTTTGCCCGTTCGAGTTCAACCCCGCGCGCAAGTCCCATTTGAAACGCCATTGTTACGCTGGTATATGCGCCGTCGAAAATCCTGTCCTTCATATCCCCGATGAAATTATACCCAAAATCGGCGCATTCTTGAAAAGTCATTTGAACAAGAAGCCGAAATTCCTCATCTTCCAAAAGGCACCGTTCCGAGTCTTCTTGCGATACCGTCGCTTTCATGTAGTCAAGCATCTGCCGCCATGTTTTGAAACGTGTCATTTTATATACCTCCTTTTCGTTCACCGGCGGGCGGCTTACGCCGCTACCGCCTGCACCTGGGACACGCCGAAGAACCGCGCTTTGTACGTCGCGCCGTCGCCCTTGCTGCCCCAAATAAGGTCACAGCCGAAAAGCGCCTTGCTGCCGTGCATAACCTCGAAGCCCTTTTGCTTCCACCCGTACCAGGTGTTTGTTTCCTCGGTGATCCCCGCCTCCGCTTTGGCGTCCTCGATCCGCTGCGCGTTGATCGGCTCCGCTTTCGCGCTGATCCATGCGCGGTGAAGCGATTCCGAAAATGCAATCCCGCCCTTGCGGAACAGTTCCCATGCCTTCTGCATGATCTTTGAAAGATTGTACTTTGCCATTTTCTTTCCCTCCTTCGATTCTGTCAAGTTCGGGGGCAAGTACCGGCGGGCGTCTTTGTAGTAGTCACTCCTCAAGACATATCCTTTCAACCAAATCCCGATCCGGCTTTACGCTGGCTTGTCGGAGCCTATCACTTGCTCCCCTCTCTTGATTACAGTTACATTATACAGCATTTGCTTAATGTTGTCAAGCATAAAATCAATGTTTTTCTAAATTATTTTTATATATTTCTGCACAGCATAAAGATAATGCTTGACGCTTGCCGCGTTGTGACATATAATGAATGCATCATAGAAAGGTGGTGTGCTTATGGGTTTGGAACAGAGAATAAAGGCGGCAGCGGCTTACGGTGGAATGAGCCAGGCGAAGCTTGCGGAAAAGATCGGTATGACCGCATCGAATTTCAATCAAAAGTTGAAACGTGCAACCTTCACCGAGGAGGAGCTGCAGCGGATCGCGGAAGCTCTCGGCGCGTCCTTCGTGCCGTTCTCTTTTCAGTTCCCGGACGGTATGAAGATTTGACGGCGGGCGGCGCATATGGATTCACAGAAGGTTGTGGAATGCCCGCTTTTGGGTACGATTGACGTCGGAATATGTTTTGACGTCTGCATGGTCGCCGAAGGGATTGCCCCGAAATGGACGGCTCCCGATGAAGTGACAAGCAAGCCGGGGTTCGAGGACGTCTGCTTGAAATGTGAAAACCACTTTGACTAAACCGCGGACGGCTTTTCGGGGGTGTGAAGATTTGACCTTTTCAAAGAAGCAAGCGGACGCCATATACGACCGCTACAAGGTCGAAACGGGCAACCGTTCCCCAGGGCTGCGCCGTGGGTTCCCGATGGCAAAGGCGCGTGAGATCTTCGGCGCAGACGTCGCCGACGCCGTAAAGCGCGCAAACCGCCCGCGGGACGTCATGCCGGAAGATGTATCGAGCAGGGGCTTACTCTTGCAGCTTGAAGGGGGCTTGTATTTCTTCCAAATGCGGGCGAAGGACGGCACGATGCGGGAATACCTCACGAATACCGGCACACGGGCGGCGGCAAGCCGGTACAATCGGTTACAACGGACGGCGCAATAGCCGCCCGTTTTCTTCGCTTCCGTCCGCGTTTTGTCCAGCGTTTTCCGGACACTTTACGGACAATACGCATTTTCCCCTTCTGCGTGCATCATGCGTGCGCTTTGCGTGCATCCGCTACTGCATCCGCGATTTTTTGGATGCGCTTTGGATGCAGCCGGTTTTCTGCGTGGTTTCTGCGTGGGTGTTCATGTCCACGGCGTCCTTTGCCTCCGTACACGCAACCGATTCCGCTATTTTTTGCGTTACTTTTGCGTGATACGAAAAAAGGGCTTCATGCCCCTTTATCGCTTACGATCCGGGCGGGAGCGTTCGCAATCAGTTTTCGGATCGTGTCCGGCAACTGCGCCCTTTCGCGTTCGCGCTGCAGCTCGGTTTCATACGCTTTCAAGAATTGCGACCGAGCGACCGACAGCACCGTCACGTCCTCGGCAAGCCCCCATTCTTTGAGCTGCGCGGGGCTTCCGACAAGGCGCTGACATATCGGCGGCAGCTTCACAAACTCCTCGCTTGCGCGGTACGCGCTGTTCCGAAGCGCATACGACACGCGGTTCCATGCCATGACGGCGCTTTCCTCGGTGGTCTGCGGCTGCGTCAGCTCGACGACGCCGCGACGAAGTTCCGCAATGC